CCGCACAGTTTAAATGAATACACAAAGCAATATAGTGTTATGCCAGACTATGAAACAGTAAATGCAAGTTGCAGAACTGACTTAACAAGACCATTGGATATAAAAGACGGTCACATGCAATGGCTAATGGATGACTTTGAAAGTTTTACAAGACACAAGGCACTTGAACGTGCAATTATTAATTCAGCAGAACTATTAGAAAAGAATGACTATGGACAGGTAGAAGCCATGGTTAAGGATGCTGTGCAGATTGGATTGGCACGTGATATGGGAACAGACTATTTTGAGGATCCACGTGCTAGATTAATGGGTTTGAAAGACAAGAACGGCCAAGTTAGCACTGGTTGGGAAAGCATGGATAGAAAACTATTTGGTGGGTTCAACAGAGGTGAACTAAACATTTTTGCAGGTGGTTCGGGTGCAGGTAAATCTTTGTTCTTGGCGAACTTGGGTGTTAACTGGGCACTACAAGGTTTGAACGTTGTTTATCTAACACTAGAACTTTCAGAGCAGTTGGTTAGTATGCGTATTGACAGTATGACCACTGGAATTACAACAAGAGATATTTTTAAGAATATCGATGATGTTGAAATGAAAGTTAAGATGATTGGCAAGAAGTCAGGTGCATTCCAAGTTAAGTATATGCCAAGTGGTAAGACTGCAAATGATATTAGGGCATATCTAAAAGAGTTTGAAATCAAGACAGGCAAGAAAATTGATGTATTGCTTGTGGATTATCTAGACTTGCTAATGCCAGTTGGAAAAAGAATTAGTGCAGAAAATTTGTTCGTTAAGGACAAGTATGTATCAGAAGAATTAAGAAACTTGGCAATGGAACTACAGTGTGTGTTTGTAACTGCGGCACAGTTAAACAGGGGTGCAGTTGAGGAAGTAGAATTTGATCATTCACACATTTCAGGCGGACTGTCTAAGATTCAAACTGCTGATAATGTTATAGGTATTTTTACAAGTCGTGCAATGCGTGAGCGTGGTAGATATCAATTGCAGTTAATGAAAACACGTTCGTCAAGTGGTGTTGGTCAAAAAGTAGATTTAGAATTTAATGTTGAAACTCTTAGAATTAGTGATCTTCCAGAAGATGAACAGGAAGCATCAAACGGAGCAAACAGAGGAAGCAGTAGTATTATAGATTCAATCAAGAGAAAATCTGAAGTTCAAAGCACCCAAGAAAATGATGATCCGACAAAAGGAGCATCAATAGGCAAAATTAAAGGTAAGGTAGAATCTACTAAACTTAGAGAGATTTTGAATAGCATGGGTGACAATGAAGAACTCTAAAGTTACACTAATGGAATTTGATAAGGCAAGTGGTCCCACCGAACACTATGATATTCCGTGGCCAAAGGTGCAAAAGGAATTAGGTGTTGATCATGTTGACTGGTTATACAAACAACCCGTTGACAAATGCCAAATGATACTAGAACTTTCTCCTAATGGATGCATGAAACTTGTAGCAGAGTTTTATGATAAAGAACTAAGTAAAACATATCATTTGATGTGGGCAAGGTAAAAGATGATACACGACTTATTTAAAACACTAGCATACCAATACGATATCAAGGATTGGGGAAATAAAAAATCTAAACTCAACAGTCTTATAAACGCTAACAAGTTTACAAGAAATCCATTGCAGAATTTTTCCAGCGATAGAAACGAAGATAAAGTTTCTTATGTAAATGAATTTTGTGAAATATTCAAGGATGAACTGGATCAGTTCAAGCAGGAACTAGGAGTTACTGGTTTTGATGTTACTGATGCATGGACAGTAAAATACGATAAGGGCGATTTCCACGTTCCGCATAATCACAGCGGAAACGGATTTAGTGGAATTGTATATTTGGATTTTGATCCAAGCGAACACACTACCACTTATTTTGTGAGCCCCATAAATGATCCAGTAACTGATCAGACCCAGATAATGGAATCGCCAGGTGCTGAAGGAATGATGTTAATTGTTCCTAGTTGCATAATGCATTATACAATACCTAATAAGTCTGATATTCAGCGATCAATAGTAAGTTTCGATATTAAGTTTTAGTGCAATAGTCAGATAAATACTGATATGCGCATTAAAGATTTATTATTCGAACAGGCAGATTTTGTAACAGTCAATCGTAGACTGAATCCTAAGTTGTGGGAAAAAGACGAATTAAAGCCTGAAATCAAAAAGCAATTAGTCAAGATTGCAGAAGTATTCCAAGAGTTCATAGGCATTGATCTTGATGTAATAGATTTTACTATTACGGGTTCAAATGCAAATTATACCTGGACAGAATACTCGGATCTTGATCTACACATAATTGTTAAGGGAATGCCGGACGAAAAGGAACGCGAGTTATTCAACGCAAAGAAAGCATTATGGTCAGAAGAACACAACATCACAGTAAAAGGCCTGCCTGTAGAGTGTTACGTGCAAGGCGAAGACGAACCTCATCATTCAACAGGGGTATACAGCATACTGGCGGATCAGTGGTTGGAAAAGCCAAAGAAGGTGAAACCAAAGATTGACGATGCGGCAGTAAAGGCAAAGAAAAACAGTCTACATCATGATATAGAAACTGCACTGCTCAGCAAGGACATAACAAAACTAAGAGCAGTGAAACAAAAGATTACACAGATGCGCAAGGCAGGATTGGAAAAAGCCGGAGAATGGTCCACAGAAAATCTTGTATTTAAGATCCTTAGAAACCTAGGAATGATAGACAAACTTGCACAGGAAATCAGAGATCTCGAAGACCAAGAACTAAGCCTGGAACAAGCAGATATTCTTTCCTAATCACAATAAACAAATCAAAAAAACAGCACAAATAAATATTCGTATTAATAGGACTTACGAATGATTTTAGTTGGAATTGCAGACAACGCACACGACTCTAATATTTCTGCTTGGATAAACGGAACGTTCAAGTATGCAAAGTATGAAAGAGAATCAGGTATAAAACATGGCCGTGCGCCTGCAATATGGTTTTGGAAAAAACTGGAACAGTGGGGAATAGAGGAAAAGGACATAGACGCATTTGCCTATGTTGAACCACACACATATTACGACAGCGAATTCGGATACATGGGGCATGATCCAGCACCCTTCTACGGAGAAATCTATCTTACAAAGTATAATGTTCCAAATGGTTGGAATGGTATTTGCAAGCATCTTCCGGACGATAGATATTTTCTCTTAGACCATCATTACGCACACTTCTTCTCTAACACAACCGTTACATCAGGTGACAAGGCAGTAATAGCAGATACTGGCGGATCAAACAATAACAAGACACTGATTGTAGGTAGTGACAGCAGTGAGTTTATAAGGCCCAATAGAGATATTGCATCCAGTGGAAAACTCCTATACAAACTAGGACAGAAGATGGGACTGCACGGTGACGAATCCGATGTAATAGGAAAGATAATGGGCCTACAGGCATTTGGAAAGGTTGACAAATACTTTGTTAGAGAATGGACAAGCAGAGGAAGAAGTGACGCAGGTGATTTGTATGACTACATAGATAATCTTGATATAGGCGCATCGCCCGATAATCCATTCTGGTTAGAAAAGGTAGCAAGTGTATTTGAAGTGGGCAGAAACTATCAAAAGCAAATGTTTGATGTATTAGGACAGCAGGATTCAAAGATACACTACAGTGGTGGCATAGCACTTAACGTGAACTGGAATAGATATATCAAGGATCAGGGTTATGACATTGAGATAGAGCCACACGTTTATGATGGTGGCCTGTCCATAGGTTGCGTTAGATTTTTAGCCGAACAGTTCGGACAGCAGATAGAAATAGATGACTTCCCTTACATTCAGGATGATGAGGCACCTGAACAATTACCAAAGGATTCCTTGATCAAGGAAGTGGCAGAAATGCTCGCACAAGGTAAGATAGTAGGATGGTATCAGGGCCATGGAGAACTAGGGCCAAGAGCATTAGGAAACAGATCAATACTAATGAATCCAACAATTGAAAACGGAAAGGATATTCTGAATCAGAAAGTTAAGAGAAGAGAATGGTGGAGACC